ATCAGCAACAAATTCAAATATTCCTACAACAACAACTTTAGGAACAAATGTTTCTCAAACTGTTATTGGTTCTCAAATTAATTTAAGAGCAACAACAGTAAATACATTATTTGGTTCTAATACTCAATTAGCAGCTACATTAACAGTAGTAGGTTTAGACAGTGGTGCCCGTTTAACCATTCCCGTAACAATTAACAAAACAAACGTTTAAAAATATAAATAATGGCATTTAAAAGATTCGACCCAGAAGATTTTGTAGTTAGTAGTGATTCAATCACATCCACATTGTGGTCAACTGGAAATCCAACCTTAACTTCATTTTTTACATCCTCAGTCCAATTAGCAGGTTCTTCTGGTAATTATTACTTAAGTATTTATTCTTCATCTTCACTCTCAGATACACAATTTGATATTGTATATGCAGATGCTTTAGGAAGTGGAAGTGATTGGTTTAATAGTATTGTACCTGGAAATTCACCAACAAAAACCATGTTTGGTCAATATCGTGCTTTAATTTTAGAAGACGAAAATGCTAATTTTGTTTTTGGAAAAGGAACAAATATAGTAACTGGATCAAATTTTTGGGTCCTTTCTATAGAAAGAGCTAGATATAAAGAATCTTTATTCCCTGGATCTTTAAATTTACAAATTTCCGGATCAGGAGGGATTATCAATCTTACAGATGATTCTCAAGATAACCTAGTAAATTCATTCATAGGAACTACTAGAGTATTCCAATTAATTTCAGGATCTAATGGTACAGCAGGTTCTCTTCCAAACAGTGGATATGTAGCTAATTCTGGTTCATACGGATTAGTATTCCCTGATTTAGGAACAATCCTATTAAATCCATTAGCATTAAGTCAATCAATAAATGTATCCCCAAGTAGATCAAACAATTCAGATGGGTTAAATACAACTACATTATATAATGCTATTTCAAAAGGTGCTTCATTTGCTTTAAATTCAGAAGAAACAATCACATCAGATTATATATTTGTTAGAGCTCGTAACAGTGAATTTAACTACTCAGAAAATCCAAGTTTTATTTCTGGATCTAATGGAGAGGTAATTTATGCTAATTTTATAAATCAACCTCAAGTATATGTTACTACTATAGGAATGTATAACGATAGTAATGATCTATTAGCAGTTGCTAAAATGTCAAGACCACTGTTAAAAGATTTTACAAAAGAAGCTTTAGTTAGAGTTAAATTAGATTTTTAAAATGAATGAGCGTATTCAAACCATTCATAACATCTGACGTTTTAGTCTCACCTTTTGAAGTAAATAAATCATTTACTTTTAAGGGTAATTCTGAATTAACGGCTTCTAATGTAGAGATTGATAGATATATTGGACAAAATATTACATCTTCACTTTGGATATCTGGATCAAACCCAACCGGACAAATCAATATCCAAGATAAAATTTTAGTTTATAATTCTATTAAAGAACTTTACTATTCAAATTATTTAACTGACCCATCCGGATCCCCAGCAGGAACAGCTTCATTTAATCCTGATGGAACTATAACAGGACCAGCTTATACTCCAAATTATTATAATTATCTATCTACTACTTTACCTTCTTATAGATACATCCCAACAGGATCAGGAGATATAATAGGGGTAATTTCTATCCCTTCAAATTTATTTGGTGAATATTTAAAACCAACCACAATATATTTAAAATCAGGTAGCAGAGTATTACAAGATGATGGTTTAGGAAATATAACAACCCCAGGCCCAACTCAAAATAGTATAAGAAGAGTAGGAAATGTAATATATGAACATGGTATAATCATATTAACAAAAGGTAATTTATCTTTTAATTCTAGTTCATTTATTAATGGTTTTGTTACAACTCCATTTTTAACTTGTTCATTTGAAAGTACAGTTACTATATATGAATCACAATATAAATGTACTTTAAGACAAAATGAATTTAATTTTTCACAAAACCCAACATTAATCTCGGGTAGTTTAAATAGTGGAATAATATATGATTTTGCAACTGGTTCTTATTTTACTCCCTATATAACAACAGTAGGCATGTATAATAATAATTATGAATTAATAGCAGTAGCTAAATTAGCTCAACCCTTACCAACCTCAGCCGTAACAGATACAACTATATTAGTTAACTTAGATTTATAAATTTTATGGAAAAATGGTTTTACAACGGAGGATGGATAAATTCTCTTGAAGATTTTACAGAAGGAACATACGGTTTTATCTACATCACAATACATGAACCATCAGGTAAATCATATTTGGGTAAAAAAGTATTATATCATAATGTTAAAAAGAAATTAACTAAAAAAGAACTTGCTGAACAAACAGGTAGAGGACGCAAACCAACAACTGTTACTACTCAAAAAGAATCTGATTGGAAAACCTATTATGGTTCAGCTAAACCTATACTTGAATTAATAAAACAAGGTAAACAAAAAGAATTTACTCGTAAAATCCTATGTACTGTTAATAATAAAAAACTTTTAACGTACTATGAATGTAAATATTTATTTCAATTAGGTGTTTTAGAAAATTCAGATGAATGGATAAACGATAATATTTTGGGTAAATTTTTTAGAAGAGACTTTGTTACCCAAGAATAAGATTGTATCTTCCAATCATGGTAAATGAACTATTAGTTAATTTGGTAAATTCTGTTTTAGGAACAGGAAAACGTACAGCAAGAGGAAACCAAGCATATTCTTGTCCTTTTTGCCAACATCATAAACCAAAATTAGAGGTTAACTTTACAGAAAATAAAGAAGGAAATAATCCTTGGGCATGTTGGACTTGTGGTAAAAAAGGTAAAACCATAAAAAGTTTATTTAAACAAGTTCAAGTAACTACAGACCATTTTTATGAACTAAGTAAATTAGTTAAAAATATATACTCCGATGATATAGGAGATTCTCCAAAACATATATTAGAATTACCAAAAGAATTTAAAACATTTACTGACAATAGAGATATTATTACTAGACATGCTTGGGCTTACCTTAAAAAACGAGATGTTACTAAACAAGATATTTTAAGATATAATATAGGTTATTGTGATTCAGGTCAATATAATAATATGATAGTTATACCATCATACGATGGTAATGGTAAATTAAATTATTTTACCGCAAGATCATTTGAAAAAGATCCATACACCAAATACCGCAATCCGGAAACGTCTCGCGATATAATACCGTTTGAGTTATTTGTTAATTGGGATTTACCTATAATATTGTGTGAAGGACCATTTGATGCTTTAGCTATAAAACGAAATGCTGTACCTTTATTTGGGAAAAATATTCAACCTAATTTAATGAAACGGTTAGTTGAATCAAAAGTACAAAAAATATATATTGCTTTAGATAACGATGCTATAGAGCAAGCACTTAGATTTTGTGAGCAACTATTAGACTCTGGAAAAGAAGTTTATTTAGTTGAATTAAACGGGAAAGACCCAAGCGAGTTAGGTTTTGAAAACTTTACTAAACTAATACAAACAACTCTTCCATTAAATCAATATAAATTGATGGAGAGAAAATTATCCTTGATATGAAAAAAAGGAACATCAAACACGTTAACAACCGCATTCTTGAAATTTCAGATGATGCAAAACAGATTACTCTTCCGGATTCAAGATACTACAGACGAAATGGAGAATATTACCCATCAATTACTCACGTTTTAAGTTCTTACCCAAAAGGAAAACATTTTGAAGAATGGTTAAAAAACATGGGTCGCTCAGCGGATTACATTGTTAAAAAAGCTGGTCAAGATGGAACTAAAGTACATGAAATGATTGAAGAATATTTAGAAGGTAAAGAAATGAACTTTTTAAATGAATGGGGAAATCCTCAACACGATCCAAATATTTGGCAAATGTTTTTACGTTTTGTTGATTTTTGGGAAACTTATCAACCTGAATTAATTGATCAAGAAATTCACTTATACTCAGATACACTTAAAGTAGCAGGTACAACAGATTTAGTTTGTAAAATTGATAATTCACTTTGGATTATTGATCATAAAACATCAAACCATATCCAAACCACATATGAGCTACAAGCAGCTGTTTACGCTCATTGTTATGCAGAGTGTTTTGGTGTAGTACCTGATAAAACAGGTATTTTATGGTTAAAATCTAATAAGCGTAAAGGTTCAAAAGACAAAATGCAAGGTAAAGGGTGGGAAATGATTTTACCATCTCGTACACAAGAAGAAAATATCGAAATATTTAAAACAGTAAAACGTTTATTTGACTTAGAAAACCCAAATGAAGCACCAGTATTTACTGAATTTAAAACGAGTGTTAAGAAAAAGATGTAATATGTATAATTATGATAAGTTTAGTTCAACTTTTAAAAGAAATGCAAGATGGTCCTAAAGCTATATTCTTAGCAGGTCCTGCAGGGAGTGGAAAATCCTATATATCTTCTAAACTTATACCTAACACATTTACCTCTATCAATTCAGACGATACTTATGAAGCATTGTTAAAAGCTAGTGGAATCGGTTTAAAACAAAAAGATTTTACTCCGGATGAATTATCTCAATCTGCTAAATTACAAGCTCAAGCTAGAAAAGTAACTCAAGATAAATTAGCTCAATCAATAGAAAATAAAAATAATATTGTTATTGATGGAACTGGTGCTGCATCTGGACCTGTATTAAAGAAAAAACAACAACTAGAAGATTTAGGGTATGAAACATTAATGTTAATGATTTATGTTTCACCCTTAACTTCACTTGAACGTAATCAACAACGTGATAGAAGTTTAATGCCTGGGATTGTGTTACGAACTTGGAGAGATGTAAATAAAAACATTGAAACATATAAAGAAGCATTTGGAAATAATTTTATATTATTAAATAATAACCCAAAAGATGCTAATAGAGGATTTAATACTGATTTACTTGAACCATTTATCCAAGCATCTACATCTGTAGGTAAACCTAAATCCCCAGAAGAACAAGCAAAATCAGATGCTGAAAAATTACAATTAAATAAAGATATTGAATCTATGGTTAATCAATTACCTGAATTTGATACTATAGATACTGCTAAAAATAAAATAAATGAATTCGTTAGTTAAATCACTCATTCAACCTTTATTAGAGGAAACAAAACAAGGCATTGCTTTAGTTCCTGGTGGGTTTAAACCCCCAACAGCAGGACATTTTTATTTGGCAAGTGAGATTGCAAAAAGACCTGAAGTAAATAAAGTAATAGTTTTAATAGGTCATAAAGATAGAGACGGTGTAACTAAAGATGAAAGTTTAGCTATATGGAACATATATAAAAAATATTTACCTAATAATGTTGAAATCCAAATAGCAGATAGTAACTCCCCAGTTCAAGATGTAAATTCAATTATTAAAAATAACCCTGAAAATTTTTATTTACCTGTAGTAGGAGTTAGAGGAGAGTTTGATTTAAAAGATATCAAACGATTTGATAGCATGAAGGGTAAATATAATAATTTTGAACCAATTGTTATCCACGGTGATCAAGGCGTTAGTGGTACTAAAGCACGAGCCGCGTTAATAGATAATAATTTTGAAAATTTTCAACGTTATTTACCCGTTGAGTTAAATGATGAAGAACGAAATAAAGTTTGGAGTATTTTAACCAAAACACCAATTGAAGAAATAATGTATGCTGAACCTAGCAAATTTAGTTTTCCTCCAATAGTTAAATCTCTTACAGAATATATGTTAGAAAAAGGAATGAATATTCGTCCTTTACCTAAAGTTAAATTTGTAGATGATGACAGTGAAAATGCAAAAGATTTTTTCGGTAAAACAGCATATTATGACCCGAATAATCGCGTTATAGTACTTTACACTATGGATCGTCATCCAAAAGATGTTATGCGTTCATTTGCGCATGAAATGATCCACCACGAACAAAATTGTAATGATAAATTAACAAATATCAATACTACAAATACAAACGAAGACGGAGATCTACCTGAAATTGAAAGAGAAGCATATGAAAAAGGTAATATGATGTTTCGAAATTGGACAGATACATTAACTGAAGGTGTACTTGGAGATAGAATAGTATGTGATGATTGTGGATGGAGTTGGAAAATAAAAGATGGTGGAGATGATTTATACATTTGTCATAAATGTGGACATGATAATACTCCATCATTAAACGAAGGTCGTTACGATAAAATTACAAATCAAATTTCTTCTACTATATTTAATAAATGGAAAAGTGATTATAATAATGCTGCTGAAGCATCTAGAATTGACCAAACATTTAATGATAGTGATTTAGAAATAGATATAGATGCAAATATTTCATTTGTACCTGATTCTAAAGGACTTAAAGTAGATGGTGGAGCAGATTCTGAAACAGGGTATTTACAAATCCGTTTCGAAATTGACCCCGAATTACTCCCAGAATATTGGGAAGAAATATCAATGAATTTAAAAGATGTAGTTCGTCATGAAATAGAACATTTAACTCATGGTGAAGGTCCTAATTTAAATAAAGGTAAATCTATGGAAGATGATGAACTAATTCGAAAATTAATAGATGCTGATTTACTCCCTCCGGCTCAATATTTTAAATTAGAAAAAGAAGTAGATGCTAATTTACAAGGAATGTATTTACGTGCTAAAAAAGAAAAACGTCCGTTTAGAGATGTTATAGACACTTATTTAAATGCTCAAGATATAACTCCGGAACAAAAAGAAGAAATACTTAATCTTTGGAGAAGCAGATTAGGGGCATTAAATTTATCTAAATTTTAAATATGCCCAATTTACTTGATTTATATGAAGCTATAAAACCAAAATATATCATTTTTTGTGATATGGATGGTGTATTAGTTGATTTCGACAAAGGATATGAAGACTTAACCGGAATGTCTACTTCGCATGCTAATGAGCAAGGTAAAAACCAATTTTGGAAATTATTAACTAACAGTTTAAAAGAAAAAGATTTAACCGAATATGATTATTGGGTTAATTTACCTTGGATGTCTGATGGGCAAAACTTATGGGATTATAT